AAGGAGGAACAACATGGAAGCAACAACCAACACCTTTATCCGGTGGTTTAACTCGGATGAGATCGTACCCAGCAAGGACGGGCATTACCTGTGCCAGACAAATCCGGGAAGATACGCAACCTTGCCATTCAGCACCAAGCATCAGGTGTTCAATGTCAGCGAAGATAATGTGGAGACCGCTATCGAAGTCCAGTGGTGGGCATTCCTGCCGGAGCTCCCGCAAAAGGAGGTACAGGAAGATGAGTAAAAAGGAGTGGCTGCAGGAAGCCTTGGCCGTAGTCCTCGGAATGGGAGCCATATTCGCAGCAGCGGCTATCCTGCTGCTGGCGAGGTAAGGCCATGGAGCAGAACGAGAGGATAGCAGTTATCCGGGAGAAGTTCCACGGTTACACCAAGCCGCTGGACAGTATGTGCAAACGGCCGGAGTATTATGGCATCCGGCGTACTGCCGGAGCGGAAGCGCTGATAGCGGACAAGCCTGGCAGGAAGCGGGAAGCAAACTATAAGCTGTCTGTGCGTATTCCTTTGGGTTATGTGAATATGGCGGAGTTCCGTCAGCAGCTTATCGAAATGGGTTACTGCAACTTCACAGCATGGGTTCTGCGCTGTATTCGCCGCCAGCAGGAGGAATACAGGCATAGAAAAGCCCCCACCGGCTCCGCAAAAGCCGATGAGGGAAAAGGTAGATTAAGCACCACCAATATACAAGATTGTGGGAGGAATGTCAAGTTGAAAAACGGGGAGGTTGTGGAAGCATGAACCCATACGATATCCCGGATAGGCCCATCCCGAGCTGGGTGGATAACTACGATGATAAGCCGCACATCTGCCCGGAGTGCGGCTGCGAGATCAACGAGACCATTTACATTAAGGACGGAATGGTCATTGGCTGCGAAAACTGTGTTAAGCGGTTTGACGCCAGCGATGCGGATGCTGACAGGTACTTTGAATAAGGAGGATAACATGGTTAAATTCAGACCGCTGCGAGCGGACGAGGTTGACCTGCGGGTTGACCGCTATACTTCGAGAGGGGCTGTTCTCCTATGCTACAAGGACGCGCGATGCGACATGCGCATTCTGGACGAGACGGTTGGCGCTGAAAACTGGCAGCGGGAGCATTACGAATGCAAGGGGAACCTTTTCTGCCGTGTCGGTATCAAAACGGATGACGGGTGGGCATGGAAAGCTGACTGCGGAACCGAAAGCTACACCGAAAAGGAAAAGGGCGAAAGCTCCGACAGCTTTAAGCGCGCCTGCTTTAATTGGGGGATCGGTCGCGAACTCTACACCAAAATCAACATTGTTGTCCCGATGAGGACACAAAAGAATGCCAACGGAAAATATGAGCCTGCAGATAGCAATGACAAGTTTGCGCGGTTCACGGTAGAGGAGATGGAAGTACACGGCGAACAGATTACATATCTGACGGTCATAGACAAATACGGCAACATCGTATTTAGCTTTGGTCACCCGGGCGATTCCGGAGAGGACATCACGGAAATCTGCGCTGACTGCGGGAAACAGATTGTCCCAATCACCAAACGAGACGGGTCTACATGGTATGTCCGGGAGATTGTCCCATACACCGAGAAAATGTTCGGACGGCATTTGTGCGGGCCGTGTATGAAAGCCGCAAAGGAGGCCGAAAAGAATGGAGCTTGACCTGTGGGCCGAACTGCAACAGAAATCGGCACAGCTTAATACATCCGTTAAGACATTGCGAAATTCGGGAAGCGAGTATGCTGCTGCGGAGCGGGACTATAAAGTCCTTCTCCGCACCGAGTGCTTAAAGCTCAAAGATGATGGTGTTGCCATCGGTCTGATTGACAAGACCTGTTACGGGATACCGAGCGTGGCAGAAGCACGGTTTAAGCGAGATGTTGCCGAAGCAGTCTACAAGGCGAACTTGGAAGCCATCAACAGCCTTAAACTGCAAATCAGGATCATCGATAACCAAATCGGCAGAGAATGGGGACAGGCTGGGAGGTGTGACGGTTGACAGAGGAGTGGCGAGATATAGATGGGACATTTGGGAACTACCAAGTTAGCAACACTGGATATATACGATCGAAGAAAAAGAATGGGTGGCGAATTCTTAATAGGCATGAAAATTCGAATGGATATTACAGGGTGGTTATTGCGGCCCCATCAAAAAAGAGGGTCTTCGTCCACAGAGAGGTAGCAAAGGCATTTGTCAATAACCCTAATAACTATCCGATTGTTAACCACTTGGATTGCGACCCACATAATTGCCGGGCCGATAACTTGGAGTGGACAACATTCAAAGGGAACTCGGAATACGCTCGAAACCTTGGGCGGCTGCAAAGGACAGACGCATGGGCTATTGCACATACAAGATCGCTGCGAGAAAAAATGGGGAAGGCGATTGTTGGAACATCAATAGAAAGCGGGGAGAAGATATACATAGAAACACTAAACCAATGCACATCTCTTGGCTTTCAGCCATCCTGTGTAAGTAACTGTTGTAACGGGAAAAGGCATCAAACCGGCGGCTATACATGGAAGTTTGCTTCAGAATATAGCCAAGAAGAAATATCTCTGCTGAAGGAGGAATGGGGCAAATGAAAAACGAATGGGGCGCAGAGCTTGACCGAAACGGATACGCTCCGAGCATCGTACAGGCCGACACCTCCAAGTGCTTTTTGTGCCAGAGGTCAGGCGTTAAGCTCGACCGGCACGAAATCTTCGGCAACGCCATGCGGAGCAAAAGCAAGCGCATGGGGCTTTGGGTGTCTCTGTGCCACACGCCATGCCACCTGACACACGCACACGGCTGTGCCGAGGTGATGGATTGGTTGCACCGGCTGGGTGAGCAAGCCTGTATTGACAACTACGATTTCACAATCCCGATGTTCCGGGAGGAATTTTACACTAACTATTTGGAGGAAACAGAATGCTTAACAAAGCAATCCTTAATGGGCGGCTGACGAAAGCACCCGAACTGAAACAGACCAACAGCGGCAAGAGCGTGTGCGGCTTTACCATTGCGGTAGACCGAAGCCGTGACCGGGAGAAGACCGACTTCATCCCCATCGTGGCATGGGGCAAGACTGCCGAATTCGTGAACCAGTGGTTCGGCAAGGGTGACCTTATCACCATTGTGGGCCGCATCGAAGTCCGCAGCTATGAGGACAAGGACGGCAACAAGCGCACAGCCACAGAAATCATCGCAGAGGAGGTTCTGTTTGGCGGCAGCAAGAATACCACCAGCGCACCCGAAAAGCCCGCAGAGAGCAAAAACGGCGGGTTTGAACAAATCGAGGACGATGGAGACTTACCTTTCTAGTCGATGGTAGGATTTCATGCAAAACAAGGAGGACGAAATGAAACTGGACATGTTTATTACAGCACTACAGCTCGGAGAGATTACAGACCCAGTAACGGACGGGATCATGCTCCATGACCTTTCGATGGAAGAGATAAAAATGGTCTTCTCTATCGTGCAGGGCCATAGCAGGCTGAATTCCTACTTAATCCCCGTAGAGGAGGGATTGGATGCCTAATCGACTTATTAAGGAGTCGATCAAGCGCAGTCCGCAAATAGACCAGCTCTCTTGGTTTGATGAGGTCGTTTTCTATCGGCTGATCGTAACAGCTGACGATTACGGGTGCTGCGACGGCAGGCCCATCGTACTCCGCAACGACCTATTCCCGACCAAGGAAAATGTGACTAAAAAGGCAATCGAGGATGCGATCTCTCACCTGACCTCTGTCGGCCTGGTTCGCCCCTATCATGACGAAACGAGCGGCATGCCATACCTGTTCTTCCCGACATGGGAGAAACACCAACGAGTGAGAAACAAAATCAGAAAATTCCCCGAACCGCCAAAAGAAGCATTTTCGGCTGATGATGGTCACTTGTCAGCAACTTGCTGTCAATTGACAGCGGATTGTCTGCTAGAATCCGAATCCAATCCGAATCCGAATCCAAATCCGAATCCGAATACCCCCCAAACCCCCCAAGGGGGTCGGTTCGGCGAATTCTGGATGCAATACCCGAAGAAAGTCGGGAAAGGAGCAGCAGAGAAAGCATTTGAGCGAATCAAGCCGGATAAGCAGACCTTTGACCGCATGATGGATGCCATATCTGCACAGAAGCGAAGCCGCCAATGGACGGAGAACAACGGCCAGTACATCCCAAACCCTGCGACATGGCTAAACCAGCGCAGGTGGGAGGACGAGCTCCCGCAGGGGGAAACCGACAATGTATTTTTGCAGATGCTGCGAGAGGAGGGAGAGCATGACCCGATCTGAAACCCTTGCCGTCATGTCAATCTTGAAGGCCGCATACCCCGGCTACTACAGGGACATGAAACGGCAGGATGCCGAAGCAGTGGTAAATCTGTGGGCGGAAATGCTGGCAGACTACCCGGCTAACCTTGTAGCAGCGGCGGTTAAGACCCACATTGCCAGCGACCGCAAGGGTTTTCCCCCGCATATTGGGGCTATCATAGCCGCTATCGGGGAGATCAGCAGACCGGCGGAACTTTCCGAGGGGGAAGCATGGGCGCTGATTGCAAAGGCCCTGCGGAACAGCGGCTACAACAGCGAGAAAGAGTTTGCAGCCCTGCCGGAGAACCTACAACGGTTGGTAGGACACCCATCCCAGCTGCGGGAATGGGCCAGCATGGACACCGGGACAGTGCAGAGCGTGGTGCAGTCCAACTTTATGCGCAGCTACCGGGCAAGGCAGGAGAGCGAGCGCAAAATGCAAGCCCTGCCTGCGGATATCCGGGCGAAGCTGGCCGGTATGGCCGAGGTAAAGCCGCTTCCAAGCTATGACCTGGCGCTGGCGGAGCGGATGATGGAGGAGAATGCATGAGCGACAAGGTTGATATTGCCGTAAGGCGATTACAGGAAGCGGCAGAAATGTCGCAGCTGTTATACGAAAAACCGCTTGTTATTACATACAGCGGAGGGAAGGATAGCGACACGGTGTTGAAGTTGGCGCAGATTGCGAAAATCCCATTTGAGGTGCTGCACAGCCATACGACTGTTGACGCTCCAGAAACTGTTTATCATGTTCGGAAAACATTTCGGGAGTTGGAACTCGCAGGCATCAAATGCGACATCGACTATCATGTTCGCCCGGACGGGACAAGGACGACAATGTGGAACCTAATTCCAAAAAAGCTGATGCCACCTACGAGATTAGTAAGATACTGCTGCGCTGCACTCAAGGAGGGGGGCGGAGAGAACCGGTTTATCGTTACTGGAGTAAGGTGGGATGAAAGTAACGCACGAAAAAAGAGCCGTGGGATATTGGAGGTCATGGCAAGCAAACGGGAAAATAAGATTGTTTTGTCAAATGACAATGATGAGGATCGTAGGCTTTTCGAAACCTGCCAAATGAAAGGGAAGCGTGTCGTTAACCCTATCGTTGATTGGACAACAAGAGATGTTTTAGATTTTTGTTCGGAGAACAAGGTGAGACTTTGCCCTCTGTACGCCAATGGGTGGAGACGGGTCGGTTGTGTCGGATGCCCGATTGCTCGAACATCAATGAGATATAACGAGTTTGCTCAATATCCGACATACAAAAAAGCCTACATCGCAGCATTTGACAGGATGATCGAGGAGAGAAATCGGCGAGGGAAAATTGAGGGGAAAATGATGCGTTGGTATACCGGCGCTGATGTTTTCCACTGGTGGATGGAGGACGGCATACTTCCAGGGCAAACCGTCCTGCCGGGGTTTGAGGATGTCTGAGGAATCATGAAAATTCGATGGGAGATGGAGGAAAATGCATGATAAACAATGCTCTTTTTTCAAGCACTACGGATATGTGGGAAACACCGAAAGATTTGTTTGATAAGCTTGATGAAGAATTTGAATTTCAAACAGATGTGTGTGCCATCAAGCAAAATGCAAAGTGCAAGCGCTTCTACACCCCGGAGCAAAACGGGCTTAAACAGATCTGGACAGGAGTGTGCTGGTGCAATCCACCTTATGGCAGGGGAATTGAGAAATGGATGAAGAAGGCATACGAAAGCAGCGCAACGGTGGTTTGTTTAGTGCCAGCAAGAACGGACACCAAATGGTTTCACGATTTTGTACTTGGAAAGGCGGAAATAAGGTTTATCCGAGGTAGATTGAAGTTTGGTAACAGCAAGAATAGCGCACCATTCCCATCAATGCTGGTTATTTACCGGAAGGATGGAACGCCATGAAAATCACTATCCCAGAAATCCCCCCATCGCTGAACAAATACGCCGGGCGGGCAAATGCCTGGGACTACCGAGCGGAAAAGCAGCGCTGGCTGCAGCTGTTTGTTGCATACTGCCCCAAGTGCAAACCAATGGGCAAGGCGGTGGTGACCATCACCTACTACTTTCCCACCCGGCACCGGCATGACCCGGATAACTACAACGGCAAGATGCTGATGGACGGTCTGGTACACCGGGGAGTAATCGCCGATGATAGCTTTGACCATGTGGAATTGCGGTTAAGGGGAGAGTATGACAGACAAAATCCGAGGACGGAAATAACAATCGAGGAGGTGCCCTAATGGGGAAGAAGGAAATAAAACGGCAGAAGCCTACTTTTGAGGGGCAAAGCGCAGAGGAATTTATCAAGCGATGGAACGCTATCACCAAAGCCATAAAAATGCGCGCAGAGATGGCCGAGCATGAAAAGGTGGTGAGTTATGATGTCATACGATAAAGCGTCTCCTAACGCCAAAATCGGCTGTTCTAATTCAAACGACCCGGAGTTCCTGGAGCAGCTGGTGCGGGAGGGCAAGACCAACAGGGAGATTGCCTTAATTCTCGATCTTGATTACGGCTCTGTGGCATCGATCCTGTATCGCTATGGAATCAAGAGAGACCCCAACCGGCCCTGCAAGAGATGCGGAGGGCCGATAGGCAGTACCAACACCAGGCAGCTGTATTGCAAAGACTGCCAAAAGGCCATGGACAGCATCCGGGCCCGCAAAAGCAGTATGAAAAAAGCTGAGCCAAAGAAATGCGAATACTGCGGGAAGGAATATTTCGGCCAGCCGGGACAAAAGTACTGCTCCAAGCAATGCTACAAGGATGCGGCGGCAGCCGGTAAGTATAAGCGCCCCAAGAATTGGGTAAAGCGCCGGGATGGGAAAATCGACATCGAGATAAGGGTTTGCGGCAAAACCACGGAGCGACGGGAGAGCGTTGACTACTACGAAGCCCGGGAGATTTGGCACGATGGCTGGATAGGCCGGGGCTACGCAGCGCTGATAACGGTAGATGGCCACAGGCTGGAGACCCTGCCGCAAATAAAGACATTCTTCGGATTTAGGAGGGATTCGTTATGAGGAACTGGACGGCAGCGGCAGTTACGATAATCTTAGCTGCTTTCTGCATAATGGTTCTATCGGCTATTTCGGCCGAAAGGTGGAATCATGTGGACGAAGTGGCCCAGGCGGAGATGACCGCAGAGGAACAGGAACGCCGTGAGCAGGCAGCCTATTACAAGGGTTGGCAGGACGGCAAGCAATATTATCTTGAGAATTTTGGAGGGTGAGCCAATGACCGTAAAGGACTACTACGAAGTAATTCGGGACATAGACAGGCTGGCTGCTGCCGTTGACGCAGAGGGGGCAGTCACCCTCGACCATGACGATGCGGAGCAGATATGGGCGCTGCTGCTGGACTACAAGGATTTGCTGATGGCTAAGGAGGTAGAATGATGGACTGCTTTAATTATAACTGTCCATTCCGTCAGAATACAACAAGTAACTGTAACCGTTGCGAGTGCTTGGCGTGTCAGAACAGGTGTAAAGAACCCGTTACATATACTGTAAGCAATAAAACGCTGACCGCAAAGGATAAATTATTATGACAAAAGATGCTTATGAAATGTTTGAGCTGATTTCTGGTGTATATTTCGGAAAGCAGTATTATTTTGAAGATAACAATGACATGGTTTACAGTAGGCTCTCCCATAGTTATATGACTAAAGACGATGCGTTGAAGGAGTTTTTGGATGAAATTCAAAGTTATGAATGTTGACTTTAATAACAAAATAGAATGTCGGCAATGTCAGTATCTTATGTTTTCCGACTGTTATGGAGATGTTCCAAAGGGAACATCTCCGGGGCTGTCCAACCGCATTTTTCCTGTGGTAAAGGAGCGATTAGAAACGACACTTTGTCGGTAAAGGAGTGACAACATGGATGCAGTAAAGTTTATCGAGGAACGCAACAGGATGTGTAAGAGTTTTGGTGATAGATGTACTGGGGGCCCTGCTTCCGATGCTTGTGGATGCTGTGCAGTCGATCAAGCAGTCGATCAAGCGTCAACGCTGGACGCTACAGCTCAGATTGCTATTGTCGAGGGATGGTCTGCTGCGCACCCGCTCAAGACACGGCAGAGTGTGGTTTTGGAGCAGTGGCCAGAGGCGTTCCTTGATGAGTACGGAATATTGCTGTTGTGTCCGAGGTATATTTCTGCTGCCTACAGAAACGATGACGGCGAGTGTAAGAATCCAGAAAAAGTGTGCTCAGACTGTCGCAGCGAGTTCTGGATGCAGGAGGTAGAGTGATGGAACGACTGACAGAATATGAAAGCATTGGAGGAACAAGATGGCAATCAGCGATAAGAAAGCCGTGGAAGCGATAAAAACGCTTACAGAGTATTGCGGTGAGCAGCGAGGGTGTCAAAACTGCATCTTGCATTTGTACAGCCCGAGCAAGTGGAAATGCAGCCTTGATGCATTCGATTTGCGGGACCTTTTAAGTAACATTGAGGCGAAGATGAAACATCGCGGGTATTTGCAGTAAAGGAGGGCCGACAATGGCTGACCAAATGCAGTTATATGACACATCGGAGAAACAATCAAGTAACAACACAGGTAAAGCTAAACGGAAGTGGGAAAATGGTTTCCAGAGATGGAGCGACCGGCACAGTGCAGATGGTGGTAGCTCTTTTGGGTGCTGTGGATTCGGCAGTATGTGTGACTATTGTGAGGATAATTCGTATGGACGCCCGTGTGTCAGGTCGCTGAACGCCATGATCCGCGAAAAGCGTCTGAAAATCGATTACGAAAAGACTGGTTATGAAGAAGTATGGGAGGGGATTTTTGACAATGGCTGAATACATAGACAGGGAAGCGTTTAAGAAAAGCGTTGAGGAGCGTTATTGCAAGACGTGCAAGGCGGAGAAGAAAGACCACAACGGATGCTGGTGTCGTGCCTGTTGGGTTGACGATATGCTCGATGAGGTAGAGTTTTTCCAGCTCGCTGATGTTGCCCCGGTGGTGTATGGCAAGTGGATAGTCCGATTTGACGGCCCATATAATCGTCGTAGATGCTATTGTTCGCATTGCGGAAAGCATAACGGGGTTGGTGGCATAGCTCAAAACCAAGAGAAGCCGTACTGCCCCAACTGCGGGGCGAAAATGAATGAAAAGGAGGCTGTCTATGATTAAGCCATACATCAAAAATGAAACAGCAGTGGATATTATCTGTAGTATCTGCGACAGAATGTATCCTGGAATGGACTGTGAGCCTGCAGACTGTGAGTGGATGAAGATGCTGGCGGAGGAATCTGTTGATGCTGCGCCGGTGGTCAGATGCAAAGACTGCGAATACAGCTACGATGAAATAAGCTATCTGTGCTGTTCCCACGGCGTTTGCGTTGATTGCGAAGTGCCGCCGAACTTCTCCTGCGCATACGGAAAAAGGCGGGCGGAAAAGGAACCGCCGGAGGAGGGAGAAATATGATTGACTACAAAAAGACCTGTAAGTGGGAGCTTGGCAGGTATTACGAAAAGCTCATGGCCATCGACAGTCTGCAGGACGAGATCGATATGTTGACCGCCAGAATGGAGGGCATCAGGTCGCCCAAAATGGATGCCACACCTGTACAGGGCGGCAGCTCAAATGCGGAGGAACGCATCATCAACGCCATCTGCAATAGGGACAACCTAACCGTCAATCACGAGCTGGTTAAGTGGCAAGTGCGGCAGATGGATCGTGGCCTGTCTATCCTGACCGACCAGCAGCGCAGGATACTTGAGGTGGCCGTCATGCGGCGTGAGTACAATGCCATCGATAGATTATGTGACGAGCTGCACATCAGCAGGTCGGAGCTGTACCGCAGGATGGACGAGGCACTAAAGAGATACGCTATTTGCCGATACGGTGTGACAGAGCTGTAAAACTTGGGACAAATTCGGGACAAAATAACGCCTAACATAGTGTATACTTATATCGTGGTAAAACACATACTTCCCTTGACATTCCTCCTGGAGGGGAGCCGGGCCCCTAATCCCGGCGATCTGCTCCCGTAGCTCAATGGTAGAGCGGCTGCCTTGTAAGCAGCGGGTTATAGGTTCAAGCCCTATCGGGTGCTCCACCTTCATGTTTTACCTCCTTTTTACGGGGTCGCCGATGCCCCGTTATCCCATCGGCCGAAGATACATGACCTTCGTAAAAAAGGTGCCGCGCTGGCAGACCGCAAGTTCGCAATAGTCTGCCTTAACAAAAGCAGTCAGAGAGTACCGAAAGGCGCTCTCTTTCTTTATGCCATAAAGGAGGGGATACCTATGGATTTAATAGTCCGCAAAATCCCGCAGAGCGACACCATCAAGGTATATCCGGTATCTGATGTGCATTTGGGCAGCATCCTACATGATAAAGAGGGCTGGCAAGCATTCTGCCGCCGGGTAGAGCGGGAGGACGCTTATCTCATCCTTGGCGGCGATCTCATCAACAACAATACCCGGAACGCGGTGGGAAGCCCCTTTGAGGATTATATCCGCCCGCGGGAGCAGAAAAAGATGATGGCGGAAATGCTAACGCCCATCAAGGATAAGATACTCTGCGCGGTATCCGGTAACCACGAAGCGAGGACAGCCAGGGACACCGACCAAGACATTATGGGCGATATCATGTGCAAGCTGGACATGGAGGACTACTACGCCGAGGATATAGCATTCCTCAAACTGGAGATTGGGCGCAGGGTAACAAGAGATATCCCTATCACCAGCTATACGATGGCTGTTACCCATGGCTCCGGCGGCGGCATTTACACCGGTGCAACGGTCAACCGCAATGAGCGCTTCGGCTACACCATAGAGGGCATTGACGCTCTGATCGTTGGACATACCCACAAAGGCACCATCAGTAAGCCCAAAAAGATCGTGGTGGACAGTAACAACAATGTTATCCGCACCAAGCAGTTGGTAGTGGTTAGCTGTACCGCATGGCAGCAGTACGGAGGCTACGCAGCCCGGAAGATGCTGCTGCCCAGCAGCGAGAGCGACCATGAGCAGCCGCAGACGCTCCTGCTGTGCGGGAACAAGACAGGCACTAAGCGGATAACCACAGTTTGGTAACAATAATTGGTAGCCCGGCATAGTAGACACCGGGAGGGACAGGGCGGGTAATGAACATTGTATTTGATTATAATTCTCCCAGGTGGCGGAGGAAGCGCCAACAGATATTAAGGCGTGACGGATATATGTGCCAGCACTGCAAGCGGTACGGAAAGGCGGTACAGGCTACAACGGTGCATCATATCAAACACGCAGATGAGTACCCGGAGCTGGCTTACGAAGATAAAAATTTAGTAAGCCTGTGTGAGGGCTGCCATAACAAGCAGCACCCGGAAAAAGCAACAGCAGCAAGGGGCCGTTACTGATACCCCCCCTATCCGTTGCGCCTTCCGCCTGTCTATGGGGACCGGCGGGGGGAACTTTTTCCAACTCTACGGTATATTTTTGAGAAAGGGGAAGCCATGACAAAGGAAAAATGGGTTGAAACTATCGAAAAACAGATGGAAAAACTCGGTACGGCCGACCCATCTTATCAATCTGCGGTAGAAACGCTTGCAGAGATACTGGAACAGCGGGATAAGACCAAGGCCGAGTTCAAAAAGTCCGGCGGTAAGTCCGTCATCGAATATACCAACAAAGGGAACGCCACAAACATGGTAAAAAACCCTCTGTTGATTCTGTGGGACGACCTCAACAAGAGCGCACTGGCATACTGGCGCGAATTGGGGCTTACTCCATCGAGTTTCCGCAAAATGACCGGCGGAGTGAAGGAAAAGGAGGAAAAGGGCGGCCTTGCCGCTGCTCTTGCCAGCCTTGAGACAGATTAAGGGTAAGAACTGGCCCGTAGTCCTTGAGTATGCCGAAAGCATCAGAGACGGGAGAAAGGTCGCTTGCAAGGAATTGCGGCAGGCTGTTGATCGTTTCTTTGCTGACCTCGATAATGACGAGTACGATTTCGCGCCGAAAGGGCCGGAGTTCTGTATTCAAATCATCGAAAAGACCCTTTGCCACCAGCAGGGGGAAAAGCTGGACGGTACACCGCTCCGGGGAAAGCCGTTCCTGTTGGAGCCGTTTCACAAATTCATCATATACAATCTTCTTGGGTTTAAGTTGAAAGGCACCGATGTGGTGCGGTTTCATGAAGCCCTTATTTTTATCCCTCGAAAGAACATCAAAACCAGTTTTGCCGCTTCCCTCGCATGGGCGCTGTCCCTGTGGTACCGGCGCAGCGGTTCCAAAACCTACATATCGGCCGCGGCTCTGATGCAGTCCCTTGAAAGCTTTAATTTTCTGGATTATAACATCCGGCTTATGGGCGAGGACGAGAAGCATGGCGGCGGTGTAAAGATCATTGACAACAACAACGAGCACTCAATGGAGGCAGAGCTTCCAGACGGCTCGTTTTTTATCCGCGCTCTGGCTGCAAACCCGGATGCGCAGGATTCTCTTAACTGCAATATTGCGATCTGCGATGAAATCCACGCTTTTACCAAGCCTAAGCAGTACAACCTTTTTAAGGAAGCCATGAAAGCCTACACCAACAAGCTGCTGATAGGTATTTCCACGGCTGGCGATAACGAACAGGGCTTCCTTGGGCAGCGGCTGCAATACTGCCGAAAGGTGCTGGATAGCACCATCAAGGACGAACAATATTTTATCTTTATGTGCTGCGCCAATCCGGATGAGGAGGGGAATATCGACTATACCAATCCCCTGGTACATGAGATGGCTAATCCGGCCTATGGCGTTTCCATCCGGCCGGAGGAAATTCTAAACGATAGCTTGCAGGCGCAGAATGACCCGCAGCAGCGGAAAGATTTCTTCGCAAAGTCTCTCAATGTCTATACCGGGGCTATCAAGTCTTATTTCAACCTCGACGAATTCCGGCGAAGCGATGAAAAATACAACTGGACGCTGGACGAGCTTTCAAAGCTCCCAATAGACTGGTATGGTGGTGCAGACCTCTCAAAAATGCACGACCTAACAGCGGCTGCGCTTTTTGGAAATTACAAAGGCGTGGATATCATCATCAGTCACGCTTGGTTCCCTGTGGTGCAGGCTCATGTTAAGGCCGACGAGGATGGTATACCGCTTTTCGGCTGGGCCGATGATGGACTTTTGACCATGTGCAACAGTCCAACCGTAAACCACGCCGATGTTGTCAACTGGTTTGTTACAATGCGAAAGCGCGGTTTCCGAATACGACAGGTGGGGCATGACCGTAAATTCTGCCGAGAGTATTTCATTGGCATGAAATCGGCTGGGTTTAACATTATCGACCAACCGCAGTATTTTTACAGGAAATCAGAAGGTTTCCGGCATATCGAGCAGAGCGCCAAAAATGGGACGCTGTACTATATGCATTCCGAAGCATATGAGTATTGTGTTGGGAATGTCTCGGCCGTCGAAAAGACAGACGACATGATTCAGTACGACAAGGTAAGACCGACAAACCGAATTGATGTGTTCGATGCCTCCGTATTCGCCACGGTGCGGTACTTGGAGGCTTTGGATAAATCTAAAGCAGGAAAGAAATGGTGGGGTGATAAATGAGCATAGCAAATTTTTTTGAGCGCTTCCGCTCTCGGGATAAGCCCCAAACGCGGAGCGCTGTATGCCTGTGTGATGGAACCGGCTGGAAAGACCTAACCTGTTCCGGCTATACAGACCTTGCGCACAACCCGGAAATCTGTGCCGCTGTTGATAGGATTGCGTCTTTAATTGGAAGTATGACAATCTATCTGATGCAAAACACCGATAGTGGAGATATCCGGGTTAAAAATGGGCTGTCTCGTGTGGTTGATATCGAGCCGAACAGCTACATGGGTCGGTCAAACTTTATCCAGTGGATCATCAAAACAATGCTGCTGGATGGCCGGGGGAACGCTGTAGTGCTCCCAAAGACCCGGAAGGGGCTGCTCCGGCGGCTTGACCCGATTCCGGCGGCGTTTGTAGCATTTGTACCGAATGGGGAACGGTATTATAGCATCGAAATATCTGGGAAACCCTATGACCCGAATGATGTGCTGCATTTTGCCATAAATCCGAGCAATTACTACCCATGGCAAGGCACTGGGTACAGCATTGCGCTGGCTGATGTGGCAAATAACCTCAAGCAAGCGGCGAAAACAGAAAATGGCTTCATGGCCAGTGAATGGAAACCGTCTCTTATCGTGAAGGTGGATTCGCTGACGGACGAGTTTTCTGACCCGGAGGGGCGTGCAAAGCTCCTTGGCGATTTTGTGGCAAGCAATAAAGCCGGGGAACCTTGGCTTATTCCTGCCGAGCAATTCTCGGTGGAACAGGTAAGGCCCCTTACTCTATCTGATCTTGCGCTGGCAGACTTCGTAAAACTGGATAAAACGACGGTGGCAACCATTCTTGGCGTGCCGCCTTTTGTTTTGGGCGTTGGCGAGTTCAAGCGAGACGAATGGAACAACTTTATTTCTTCCCGTATCATGCCGATTGCACAGATTTTGGAGCAGGAGTTTAGCCGAAAGCTGCTCGTATCTCCGGATTACTTTTTCCGCTTCAATGTCCGTTCCCTCTACAACTATTCCTTGGAGGAAACCATCAAAGCTGGCGCGGAAATGGTTGACCGCATGGCAATGACACGGAACGAGTGGCGCAGTTGGGTTGGGCTTACTCCGCACGAGGGGATGGATGAGCTTTTGGCCCTTGAAAACTACATTCCCGCGGACCGCCTTGGCGATCAGAAAAAACTAAACGGAGGAGGTGAGTAAATGGTAGGAGCAAGACAGGCAATCAGCCGCAGTGGCGACTTCAAAACCCGCGCTGCTGATGGAAACCTCTACATTGAGGGCTATTTCGCCACCTTTACCGGTGAATACCGGATGTGGGATAAAGCCATCGAGCGCATTGACCGAGGAGCCTTTGATGGTACCCTCGGTGATGATATTCGGGCGCTGGTTAACCATGATACCACAATCGTGCTTGGCAGAACAACAGCTGGTACACTGACCCTCCGCGTTGACGATTTGGGCCTTTGGGGGTCCATCCTCATTAATCAAGCGGATCAGGATGCCATGAACGCCTATGAGCGCGTAAAGCGTGGGGATGTTTCCCAATGTTCTTTCGGCTTTGACATCCTTGACGAGGAAACCGAAATCCGGCCAGATGGCACAACCGTGTGGACTATTCGCAAAGTCAAACTGTATGAGGTATCGGTCGTTACCTTCCCGGCCTACGAGGACACCATGGTAGAGGCTCGGAAAAAAGACCTTGAAAAGATCAACGAGCGCAAGCTCGACCAATGGAGGGCAGAAGCCCTCAAAAAGCTAAGAAAGGAGTGCTGACATGGCACTGAAATCCATTATGATTGCCAAAAAGCTGGAACTGAAAAGAGCAGCTTTTGAGGCGCTGGTAGCTAAAGACGCAGAATTTGCAACACGCTCCGCTGAAATCGAAAAAGCAATCGGCGAAGCTACCACCGATGAGGAGCAGCAGGCTGTTGAGGACGCCATGAACAAATTTACCGAGGAACAGGATGCCCACAACGCCGAAAAAGAAAAACTGTCCGCAGAAATCAAGGGCCTTGAGGAAGATTTGGAAAATGCCGAAAAAGATCCTCCCAAGGCTGAACCCAAAGCAGAAAAGAAAGACGAAAGGAATGATTTTACCATGAATACCATCAACATTCGCTCCCTCCCCATGAATGTGCGCGCCTTTGACGCTCTTCCCAAAGAGCAGCGTGACGCTATCGTAGCCCAGCCCGATGTGCAGACCTTCTTTGCGGAGCTTCGTAACGCTGCCCGCAGCAAGAGAGATATCACCGGTGGTGAGCTGACCATCCCTGTTGTATTCCTCGACCTCATTGCCGAGAATATGTATCGCTACTCCAAACTGATGCGTCGGGTCCGCATCCGCAATGTCAATGGCGAAGCCCGTCAGACCATTGCCGGTACTGTCCCCGAGGCCGTTTGGACTGAAATGTGCGGCGCCATCAATGAGCTGACCTTCAGTTTTAACCAGATCACTCTTGACGGCTTCAAGGTTGCCGGTTATGTTCCTGTTTGTAATTCCCTGCTGGAGGATAACGATGTAAACCTCGCCTCCTGGATCGTCGAGATGCTGTCCGAGGCTATCGGCCTTGCCAAGGATAAGGCCATCCTGTACGGCAAGGGCGCTGGTCAGAAGATGCCTCTCGGTATTGTGACGCGTCTGGCGCAGGAGAGCAAACCCAGCGATTACCCGGCCAATGCTCCTGCTTGGGTTGACCTGCACACCTACAACATCATCACCATTCCCACCGCTTCCACCGGCGAGGCTTTCTGGGCTGCGCTGGCTGTTGCTGCTGGTAACACCTTCACCCGCTATTCCCGCGGCGAGCGCTTCTGGGCTATGAATAGCAAGACCCTGGCTACTCTGCAGTCCAAGGCAATCCTTGCTACCGCTTTGGGCCGGTATGTCACCTTTGACGGTATGACCATGCCCATCATCGGCGGTGATGTGGAAATCCTAGAATTTATCCCCGATGGCGACATCGTTGGCGGCTATGGCGACCTGTACCTGTGGGCGCAGCGCTCCGGCATGACCATCGAAGCATCCCGCGAGGTTCAGTTCATTCAGGACAACACCGTATTCCGCGGCAAAGAGCGTGCTGACGGTATGCCCGTTATCCCCGGCGCTTTTGTGGCGATCAACATTAACGGCGCTTCCGTAACCACCTCCATGACCTTTGCGGCTGATACCGCCAACAACGCTAAGTTGTCCGCTCTGACCGTTGGAAACCTGTCCCTCAGCCCTGCTTTTGATGGCGATGTGCTGAGCTACACCGCTACCGCTTCCGCTGCGACTGCTGCAGTAAACGCCACTACCGAGGTTGCCGGTGCGCAGGTCGCTATTGCCTACAACAACGCCAATGTGAAGAACGGCGGCTCTGTTACCTGGCTGGCTGATGGCGCTGCCCATCCTCTAACCGTTACTGTCAAGAATGGAAACGAGACCGTTGTTTACACAGTCAATGTAACCAAGGCTTCCTAAAAGGGGGTTAAAGCATGACAGACGCTGATATCCTCGTGATCTTGAAGGTTGATTTGCAACTTTCCACAACAGCGCTTGACGATTACCTGTCGGCGTTGATCGCGTCTGCCAAGGAGTATATCGCTACCGAGGGAATCGTACTTTCCACCAGCACCGGTGATGCTATGCTTGTGGAGATGTACGCCGCCTACCTTTACCGGCAACGCCGGGAAAAGGTCGTAGCAATGCCCCGGATGCTCCGGTGGGCACTCAACAACCGGCTGTTTGAGCAAAAGGTGGGTGATTGATTTGGATGATCTCATTACATTAATCTCCCAAACATTTGAGCAGAACGATATCGGGGTACAGATTGCCACAGAAACCACAACACAGGTCTGGGCGCGGCTGCAGTCCGCTACACGGGCGGAGTTCTATTCCGCCGGTCAAAACGGCTTGCAGCCGTCCCTTGTGGCGGTTACTCCTATCGCCAACTATGCTGGGCAGAAATTAGCCGAGTGGCACGGCACACGCTATTCCATTTATCGCACCTATTTTGCAACAGGCAGCGATGAAATAGAGCTGTACCTTGAGGAAAAGGTGGGCAACGATGTCGAAAACGGTTAGACCGGATGAGTTGGCAACGGCAATCCTGTCCGAACTGAAAAACTATGACCAGGCTGTTACGGATGGCGTAAAAAAAGAGGTTCGGCAGGTGGCAAAGGAATGTCGCCAAGACATTGTGACCGGCAGCCCGGTACAGACCGGCGATTATAAGGCCGGTTGGCGTGACAAGGTCGCATATGAGAGCTACAGCGATATCCGTATGCGAATTTTCAACAAAACGGATTACCAGCTCACGCACTTGCTGGAACATGGTCACGCAGGCCCAGGCGGAACCGCAAAAGGCTCTGCCCGCCCATTCCCCCACATCGGCCCAGCGGAGCAAAAGGCAGAGCAGAAACTATTAACCCGTGTAAAGGTGGTGATTAAGAAAGGATGACACTGCAAGAGGTCAATTCCCTGTTAAAACAGACGAGGATGCCCGTAGCTTACGGTTACTTCAATAAGCCGCAAAAGTTACCGTATATCCTCTATCGCGTCTCCTACTCCAATAATTTTGGCGCTGACAATGTGGTGTATCACCACATCAACCATATACAGGTTGAGCTTTACACAAAAGATAAAGACCTCACAGCAGAGGGCAAAGTCGAACAGGCTTTGTCCTCTCTGTTTTGGCAAAAGTCCGAAAGTTACATTGAGGATCAACAGTGTAACCAAGTAGTTTATGAAATCGAGGTGTAAAAATGGCTGATAAAGTTAAATTCGGTATCTCGAATGTCCATTACGCTATCCTCGACGGGGAAAATAACACCTATGGCACTCCCGTAGCCATCCCCGGCGCAGTTAGCCTTTCTTTGGAGCCTTCCGGCGATACCACACCGTTTTATGCGGACAACATTCAGTATTTCGTAGCCGTGGCGAACAGCGGCTACACCGGCGATCTCGAAGTCGCCGTTTTCCCCGAGGCATTCCTCAAGGATGTTTTCGGGTATACTCTTGACACCACCAGCAAGGTGATGATTGAGAATGCAAACATTCAGCCCAAGTCTTTCGCCTTGCTGTTCCAAGAGGAGGGCGATGTGAACGGAACGAAGTTTGTTCTTTATAACTGCACCTGCACCCGCCCCACTCGTGAGCTGAACACCACGACCGAGAGCGTAGAGCCGCAGACGCAGACCGTCAGCATCACCGCTTCCCCTCTGGCAAACGGCAACTCCCTTGCCTACACTACGGCGGAGACCCCGGAGGCGACCGTGAACGGCTGGTACACCGCCGTATTCACTCCGACGACTGGAGGCTGAAATGAACAAAGTAATCGAGATCGACGGAAAAAGCGTAGGGTTGTGCGCTAATGCGCTGACCCCACGCATCTACCGCCACAAGGTGGGTCGGGACATTGTCCGAGACCTGCAAAAGCTACAAACGGCAGCGACATCCGAGGACGGATCTTTTTCCGTAAGCGATCTTGAAATATTTGAGGATGTCGCTTTTATCATGGCTCGGCAATATGACGGGTCCATCCCGGACAATGTTGACGAGTGGCTGGAGCAGTTTGAGATGTTTTCCATCTATAAAGTGCTCCCTGCCATTTTGGAGCTTTGGAGCCTGAACAACAAGACTACCGCTGTTCCAAAAAAAAAATAAAACAAACCGTGCGTGAGCCTACCGGGTCAACCTTTATGCTCCGCTGCGCTGAACTCGGTTTATCCGATGAAGCGCTGGAGGACATGACCTGCGGAATGGTCTATGATTTGATGATCGAAAAGGCCAACGACGCAGAACAGTATGCCATAAAGGGCAGACCCGGCGGCTTGCGTGATTTCTTCGCAGGAGGTGGTAAGATTGGCTGAAAATGTTAAAGGCATCGTTGTTGAAATCGGCGGCGATACAAAGGGATTGTCGAAAGCGATCAGCTCGCTGAACAGCGAAATCCGTGGGACACAATCGGAGCTTAATAAAGTCAATCGCCTGCTGAAACTCGACCCGACTAATATTGACCTGCTCAAACAAAAGGAGCAATTGCTCGGGGAACAAATCAAAAATACAGAAAACAAGGTTGAAAGCCTCCGAAACGCCAAAAAGAAAGCGGATCAGGAAATGGCGGACGGCACGGAGATCAACCAAAAACAATACCGTGAGTTAGTCCGGGAACTGACCAGCGCCGAACTAAAGCTGAAAGACCTACAGGCCGAAGCGTCCAGGAGCCGTGCGGCACTTGCACAGGTTTCAGCGGTTACCGGCGAAATAGCAGAAAAGTCCGGGAACATTGCAAAGAAGTTTGCACCGGCATCTTTGGCCTTTGCAGGAGCAGGAGTGGCAGCCACAAAAGCTGCTGTAGAATTTGAAAGCGCCTTTGCTGGCGTTGAAAAAACAGTAGACGGCACTACAGAGCAGCTTGCGGCACTCAGGCAGGGCATATTGGACATGGCAGAAGAAATTCCTGCGTCCACTACGGAGATTGCGGCGGTTGCGGAAGCTGCTGGACAGTTGGGTATTGCCACCGATGATGTACTTGACTTTACCCGCGTTATGATCGACTTGGGCGAAGCAACAAACCTTTCCGCTGATGAAGCTGCCTCTGCACTTGCCAAATTTGCCAACATTACCGGAACGACCGCTGATGAATACTCCAAACTCGGCAGTACCATCGTTGACCTTGGTAATAACTTTGCCACAACAGAGCGCGATATTGTTGAGATGGCTACACGCCTTGCGTCTGCTGGTACAGTTGCCGGGTTGTCCGAACAGGATATCCTTGCATTGTCTACCGCAATGTCCTCGGTTGGCATCAACGCAGAGGCAGGCGGTACGGCAATGACCCAAACAATGACCGCAATAAGCAAGGCTGTGTCTGCTGGCGGTGATGATCTTGAAACATTTGCAAAGATCGCTGGTGTATCTGCTTCTGAATTCGCAGATATGTGGGGCAATGAACCGATAGACGCAATCAGTGCTTTCATCGGCGGGCTTGGGAAGATGAACGAAAATGGAGAGGACACAATCTCCGTATTGGATGAATTGGGGCTCTCCGGGATTCGCCAGTCCAATATGCTTCGTGCGTTAGCCCTTGCGTCCGATGTATTGGGCGATGCTGTTACAACCGCAAATACTGCATGGGACGAAAATATTGCCCTCTCCAACGAGGCAAGCAAAAGATACGCAACGACCGAAAGCCAGATGAAAATACTCCGAAACGGGCTCAATAACTTGGCGATTTCCATCGGTGATATCCTGCTGCCGATTATCAATAAAATCGTCGCAGGGCTTCAAAATGCAATCGATTGGTTTTCAAACCTTGACGATGGTGTAAAGAAAACAATCCTTATTGTCGGCGGTCTTATTGCGGCGATTTCTCCGATTGCAGGTATTATTTCAGGAATTGCCGGAGCCATCAGTTTTATAACTGGAACGGTTATCCCGGCGCTGATAACGGCCATAAATTTCATAATTGCAAATCCTATCGTGCTGCTCATAGCGGCCATTGTAGGACTTGTTGCGCTGATTGCAACAAAGGGTGACGAGATACAGGCCATCCTCCAGCGTGTGGATGATTTCTTGCAGGGCGTATTTACGACGGATTGGTCGGAATCGTTTGGAATATTGGGGGAAATCTTAAATTTCTTCTTCGCAACAGTAAAATCTATTTGGGATTCCATAAAGGCCGTTTTTGACGGTATTATCGATTTTGTTCGTGGCGTTTTTACTGGAGATTGGGAAAGAGCATGGACAGGTGTTCAGGAAATCTTTAAGGGCATCTTTACGGCCCTTGTGGCGATTGCAAAGGCTCCTCTTAATGGCATCATCGGCCTTATCAACATGGTTATTGACGCCATTAACTGGATGATAAACGGCCTTAACAGCATTCACTTTGATGTTCCGGATTGGGTGCCTGTGCTGGGTGGTAAATCGCTTGGCTTTAACATCCCGACCATTGGGAAGATCGCATACCTTGCGAAAGGCGGCATCTTATCCTCCGGCAGCGCCATTGTTGGAGAAGCTGGCCCAGAACTGCTTACCATGGCGGGTGGGCGTGCTCATGTTATGCCCCTCAACGGTGACGCAGGCCGTGGTGGAATTACCATCGAGATGAACAACACCTTTAATGGTTACGACAGCGCTGCTGGTGAAGCTGCTGCCCGCAGTTTGGTGCAGGCAGTAAACCGCGCACTCGGGAGGGCCTACTAATGCGAAAATTTAAGCTCCAAAACAATGTAGGCGCCGAGTGGGATTTGATGGATAAAACTTCGTACCTTAACGCGCCGGGCGGTTTGGGCTTTAGCAAAACCTATTCCGCCATTCAAGCGGGTAGTGCTTGGCTCGTTTCGGACGAATACCTCAATCAGTATTCTGTCACCGGCGAGATGATCTTCTTTAGCTATGCAAGGTATCAGGCGTTTATCTCATTCATCACCAAAGGGCCGCTGTTTCTCATGTACTCTCCACTTGATACTTGGTACAAGATCAAGTGCGATGTGCAGACTGCGGATAAATCCGAGTTTAAGTCGGGATATCTTGCTGTGCCAGTTACCTTCCTCTGCTTTGGTACTTGGCACGAAGCTATTGTTTCGTCCAAGGTTCAGCCATCCGGTGTAAACGGAAAAACATACAGCTACACCTATCCTTACACTTATATCGAAACGATCTCCGGCTCTGCAAAGCTCAAAAACGGCGATCTTCCTTCTCCATGCAAGCTGCAGATATTCGGGCCTATTGTAAACCCAGCGTGGGCGCTTACAAAGGCCGGTGTTCGTGTTGCGGTTGGTAAGGTAACAGCTACCATACCGGAAGGGCATAAGCTCGTTGTTGACGCCGATCCATCCACGATGGAAATTGCAGAATATACCCTCGAGGGGACATTTGTGCAAAACCTGTACCAGTCCAGCGACTTTTCAACCGGCCGGTTTATTTACGCTCCGCCGGGGGAAAGCACTTTGACCTTTTCCCACGATGGCACATCGGATATAACCGCATATGTGGAGGTGGAAAAACTTGCGTACTCTGTTTAAGTGTGAAGTGTTCGCTCGTGATTATACTTTCCGCAGCTTTGCGCCGATTGAAAGCCCGGAGATACAGTTTGACTACCTAACGGCGGAAAAAACCACTCTCCGGGCGGTTAAAATCGATGCAAAGAAAGGCGATTTTATCAGCGTGACCGACCAAAACGGCGTTGTAGCCTATCAGGGGATCGTGGATGATGTCGAAACCGACAAAACAGGCGTGACCATCTCTGCACAGCCATTGATGGCGCTGTTTGATGTTGATGTGCATTTTGACCGCACCACATCCTCCAAAATAGAGCAGTTTATCGCCGGTATCATAACGGACAATTTCATTTCCTCCCATGATGCATTACAAAACATCACCGGCATGACGGTGGAAACGACCTCCGAGACCACCGGAGCGCTGAACCTCAAGGATAACATCCACAGCTTTTACGAGATCATTACCAAATCCTTGACAGCTTACGGCATAGCCATAAACATGGCCTTTGACCCGCAGAATAAGGCTATTACCGTTACGGTTGGAAAGGTAAGTGAAAGCGCTGTCATCGAAGCAAGCCTACAAGCCATTGTGGATAAAAATATTATCATTGGCGACAGCTCCGGCCAGCTGAACAAGGTGACCATCTACAACAAAGCGGATGAAACGCAGAATGTTACCTATTATCTGCACCCAAACGGAAAGGTTGACACCAACAATTCCGACCGGATTGCGCCGGTATTCTTCGCAGCGCAGTTTTTGGAGACCGATGTGGACTTTGATACCGCAGCTTATCAAAAGGCATACGAAGCCCTCACTCCGCAGCAGTATGACAACATGATTGAGCTGGCTGCCCGCAACGACTGCGGCGTGCTTGATACCTCTATGGCCATTGGTACAGAGGTGCTTGTAATTGACGGAGACAGCAGTTACAAATCCATCCTTACCGGCTATACCCGGTCACAGGATGTTACAAAAATGACCTTCGGCGTTGTCCGCGCCGATTTGACCAAAATCCTAATCCTTGAAAGGAGGGCAAACGCATGATAACGCTACTCCAATATAACGCATCTATTGTTACCCCTACCGATGATGCTTACCTGTATAATCACATCATCAACGACAGCGGTATATTTACCGGCGTTGAGGTAACAACACAGGGCGGAAACATCATCAATGTTTCGGATGGCCGCGGAATTATCCTCGGCCGAAACTTTGTGGTAGAAGCGCAGACCATCAATGCTACGCTCCCGACCAGCGGCTCCGTCCCCGGTCGATTGCTTATCCAAATTGACATGGCAAACACCGAAGCACCGATTTCTTTTGTGACGCAGGCAGCCGATCCGCTTCCGGCGCTGGTGCAGGAGGATATCAATGCAAGCGGTACTGTGTACCAGCTGCCGGTAGCCACTTACACAGCCCATCCCACAATGATCTCCGATTTGCAGTATGTAGCGCACACCATCAGCCCCGGTACTGTTGCGAGCTTTAACGGCCGCACCGGAGCGGTGACACCGCAAACCGGCGATTACACCGGCAGCCAAATCAAAATCCCCGGCTACAAGCAGGCAACCTCCCGGCAGAATGTAACCGCAACAGACACGGTAACGCAGGCAATCGGAAAGATGGAGTACAAGATAAACCGGGCGGTTGTTATTAAGCAGCTTTCGCTTCCTGCGGCATCTTGGCTCGGCTCCGAAAGTCCCTACAGCCAGACGGTAACCGGCCTTGGGACTACTGCCAATAGCAAGGTGGATATCCAGATCGACACCGCCGCCTACAACACCATGGTTGATAGCGGAACCGGCGCTATCTGGATTGAAAACAACAATGGCACCCTTACCGCAAAAGCGCTTGGAGAGAAGCCCAATGCCAATCTTTCGGTTCAGGTGACCATCACGGAGGTATCTGCATGAGCGTAATTTACGGAAACCCAATAATTACCAACGGGGGGGGGTAAAACTCAACATTGATTACGGTTCTACTCCTCCAACTGATACAACAAAACTATGGGTGCCTTTGGAGAAGAAGCCTGATGCTGTGGAGTGCAGTCCTGTCATAAGTTTTGGGTCAGAGGTTTTTGCTACCGAACAAGGCTCATTTGACGGTAATTTGTATGCTGAAGCACAACAAAACAATATTGTTGGAACGAAGATATATCAGTATTGCGGTGACTACGGCGGATTAAACCCTCAAAACAGTGTGTATTGGTACGATTATGCAACAAAACAAACTGGGAGTTCTGCAATTTCCGGTAGTACGGTTAAAAAAAATCAAAACACATCTATTTCGGTTGGAGATAAAATCTATTCTTTTGGCGGCAGAACACCAAATGGTACAACTTACAATAAAGTCGATGTGTATGACACAACAACAAATACCTTTAGCAATCCGGCACAGTACCCGAACAATTTATGCATAGGTGCTTCATGTGCGTACAAAGATGGGAAAATATATATTGCTGGTGGATATGCTGGTAGTCTTTCAATTGTTAGTCAAATTCAAGTGTTTAATGTATCTACGAATAAATTTGAGACAGCCATTGGCTTTAGGGGAATGTATGCGGCTCACTGCTCTTCAATTTTTGTCGGTGATAATCTTTATGTAATAGGTGGTAATACATCCTCTGATAACACAAATTCTCATGTTTTGAAAATCAATATAAATGATGGTTCGTTAGAACATATTTTACAACTTTCTCGAAATGTTTATGCCCCTGTTGTCGCTTGCTTTGATAATCGTCATATTTATGTTCTTGGTGGCCCTTCTACTGGTTCGGTGACAAATCCGTCCTATAAGATAGATACAGTCACCAATACTTACGAACAGCTTTCAGGAAACTTTAGTGCATATTCTTTTGGTGCTGCATATGGCATCGTCGGCAACAAGGTATATGTCCTTGGCGGTGGCCAATCTTTTAGTCTCGCACCGACTGTTAGGGCAGTTAGAAGTTTTACGGCACAATCAGACCTCACCAACAACCACTTGTTTTTACAAGAAGATTATGGTTACGACTTCCTTTGGTCTGCTATCAAGTCAAAAGACGCTGACCTTAAAGTAAAAGTAATCAACGCTTATCTTGGCGACAGTAACAACATAGCACAACCCACAAACGCATATCTGTATGATACAGCAACAAATAAATGGAAAACGCTTACTGGCGAAAGCTATGTAGCGGATATGCAGAACGCACTAAATATATTAGGGGTGAATTAAATACTCACCCCGGAAAGGGTGAATATGAGTATTTTAGGAAATCCCATTACGCTGGGTGGAGGTGGAGCTGATTTGAACATTGACTTTGGCTCCACACCTCCAACAGACACAAGCAAACTGTGGGTACCGTTGGCGAATAAGCCAGATAAGGTTGAGGTGACGGACCAATTTTCATCAAGTTTTGGTTCACCATCTGTTGTGTTTAACTCTACTGATGACCAACAGTATAGAGTGTCAGGTATGTCTCAAATAAGCGATAATGAAATATGGTTTTACAACAGCAGCACCGGCAACACTACTAATAGATTTACAAAACTAAACCTTTCCGATAAGACTCTTACACGAATTGGACGAGGTTATGTGGTTAATGATGTAATCAACCATAAAGGGAAACTGTACTGTACAAACTTCGTATCCACGGGTAGTGGCTTGAGTTGGAATAATTCCCCTGGTAAAATTGATAGGAATGCTGGTACAATCGTAGCACTCAATCCATATTCTAATGCTGAACGTGGACGAGACGGAGGTGTAAGCTTTGGAGATTATATTTGGTTTATTTCTCGTACTCCAAACACAGTTGATGGACTTAAACAGTATATGTATCGTTATAACCCGGAATCAAGTGCATCGATAGCAGATACTAACACAGGGGCAGAATTTATATATACTTCGCAGCTTCGTGCGTATAACAAAAAAATATATTTTGCAGGATGCCCTTCTGGAAGTTCAAATCCGTATCTATACCATTTATATGAGTTTGATACTCAAGAGCTTACACTTACAAAGGTTTTGGACAATATCTTCTCGGTTACGACATCAAATAACGCGCCTATTGCAAGTGCTATTTTTGGTGACAACATTTATTTTGCTTTGTTTGACGGAAGCCTTGTAAAAATAAACTTGAAAACAAACGAAAAAGAAGTTGTCCAAAGCTTTTTTCCTTTTTCAACAACACAAAGCAGTTACCCAATTTTAAGCTCACAAACCGATAATAAATGGTATGTGCGAACACCGTTATATGCTACTACGCAATATGTCGGAACCATATACGAAGTTTCATTCTCTGTTCCTGTCCCAAAAAACAATCTTGTTGTTGCTATTGGTGAGTCAGATTATGGCTGGAACATGATAAGCGGAAAAACTGTTTCAGCAACAGTTAGTCCTTATACTGCTGTATTGGGTAACGAAAGCGGCTTGGGTGAAGCAACAGAAGCGTACCTATACAATAAAAGCACAAATCAATGGGTATCGTTGAGTGGCGTAAACTACACAAACGATATGAAAAATGCACTTAACATTATGGGGGTGAACTAAATGGGCTATTACACAGAAAAAGCCAAAGAAGTAAAAGCAAAGCAGGAAGCAGAGCTGGAACAGCTGAAAGCAGCTCTTCAAACCCTTGGCGTAGAAACCGAAGAAAAGGAGGAAACAGCCAATGCGGAATGACATCTTAGAGCAGGCGCAGGAAATCCGGACGAGCATCGACAGTGTGACCGGTGCCATGGCTGACGCTGATGCAGCAAAGAACCCCATGCTGTTCTTACCATGGGAAGTTGACACCAAGTACGAGGTTGGCGACCGCAGACGGCATGACGGCAAGGTATACAAGTGCTTGCAGGCTCATACATCGCAAGCAGACTGGGAACCCCCGGCCGTTCCTGCTCTGTGGGTAGTCGTCAATGTCAGTTCTCCCGGCACAATTGATGACCCAATTCAGGCATCGAGGGGAATGGAATATGAGTACGGCAAGTATTACCTCGACCCGGAGGACAGTAAAACTTACCTCTGCAAGCGTCTGAATGAGACCGGGACCATTGTGCTGTATTACCTGCCGCATGAGCTTGTAGGCCAGTATTTTGAGGAGGTAACCTAATGGATATTTTCCTCCCCAAAGATGTGCATGAAGAATTCGCCAGGCGCATGGAGGACGAAAACCGGCGGCAGAACCACCGGATTGACAACCTAGAAAACAGCGTGAAAGCCTTTGGCGAGATCGCCAACAGTGTAAACCGCTTGGCCACCAACATGGAGACCATGACAACCGAATTAAGCCGACAGGGCGAACGCCTTGAGACGCTGGAAAGAAAGCCGGGGGACAACTGGAACGCTGTCCTCCGGTCTATTTTAACCGGTATCGGCGCAGCTATTGCTGTTGCCGTTGTCGCTGTAATCGCTAATAACCTCGTAAAGTAAAGGAGAATGGAAATGAACGAATTTGTAACTTGGACTTCCCTTGGTACTTATGCAGGTGCAGTCATGATGGTTACCATCATCACCCAGTTTTTGAAGCAGACCCCTCTCAAGAACATCAACACCCAGCTGCTTGCTTACATCATCTCTGTGGCCATCCTCATCGGAGCCGAAGCCTTTAACGGCTCTGCTCTGACAGTACAGGGCGTGGTGCTGTGCCTGCTGAACGCTGTTATTGTCGCTTTGGCTGCTAATGGTACATATGACGCAGCCACCACCGGCATGGTCAAACACACTGATGCGGCTATTTTGGATGCCGAAGGAAAGGGGGAGGCCTAATGGCTTTCCTCTCTCCCGATAATGTACGCTATGATAACGGCGTAAAAATCTGTGAGAAGATAATCCCGGATTCTGCGGTTTGGAACCGTGATGTTAAGGAAGGTGGTTACACCTACCGAAAGGGAACGACCTATAAGGCCAATCGTCCGCTTTCTGCGATTAAAGGCGTCACGATACATAATACCGGGCGCATTAAGGTGCCCAGCGGAACCACAATGGCGGAGCAGTACACCCGCGCGACCTATCCAAACTGCAACATGGGATCCGTTCGTGTCCACTACTATGTGGACGAGAACGAAGCATGGCAGAACCTTGACGAGGGAGAGGTCGGCTGGCACGCTGCCGATGGAAACTATGGCCCCGGCAACAGCACTACCATCGCCATCGAGATCATCATGGACGGAACTGATGCCGAGTATAATCGGATTGCCGAAGATAACGGCGCAAGACTTTGCGCTGCTATTCTTAAACGGCATGGTTTGGACGAGAACGCCGTCTACCAGCACCATGACTGGTACGCAAGAAAAGATTGCCCTGCCTATATCAGACCGCACTGGAGCGCGTTTTTGGCGTTGGTGCGGCAGTATCTCAAT